CGCTGGCGCGCTGGCGAGTCCTCGCGCGTCCAGTAGCCGTGGCTGGCGTGTGCGCTCATGCGCTGACCTCCTGTGGCGTGGTCTGTGCGTCGGCAGGCGCAGGGCTGGGCTTGGGCGTGCCGGGCGCGGTAACGGGCATGCCACCGGTGAGCCACGGCGGCACGGGCAGGCCAAGCTGCTCGTAGCGCCTCATGAGGCGGGCCTTGTCCTGCAGCGTCTCGTCGAGGTCGATGCTCATCTGGTCGCAGATGGCATACGGGCTGCGCATGTCGTAGGTCATCTCCATCGCGGCCGAGCTGGTCTCGCCCTGCGGGTCCACCCACTCCCACTTCGGCGGCTGGAACACGGCGGAGCGCAGCAGCTCGCTGTAGCGGCCGGCGTCGACCGGTGTGCCGTCGTCGAGCACGATGGAGCGCGTGATCAGCGCCATGCGCAGCCAGTCGGCAAACACGGGGCGCACGAAGGCGTCCACCAGCCACCGCTGCAAGGCCCGCCAGTGCCGGCGCTCGCTCAGCTCGGCGATGCGCGCCGAGCTGTAATTGACGCCGGTCATGTTGCCGGACAGGTTGTGGTGCGCCACGTTGAGCCCGGCCGACAGGCTGCGGCGCGAGTCGTCGACGAAACCCGTGTACGCCTGGTGCGGGTAGGCCGGGTCCCAGCCCTTAAATGTCACGCCGGGCGGCAGCGCCTCAAGCATGCCGGCGTCCACGTCCTGCACCAGCTCGCCGGTGGCGTCCCTGAGCTGATCCCAGGTGACCTCGACGCCGTTGGCGGCGTCTGGATGCACCTCGTAGAAGCCCATCTTGGAGGCGCCCACACGGGCCGCGACCATGGCGTACTGCTCGAAACCGTCCAGCATGTTGCCGCGCCTCAGCACGGCCGATGCCCAGGGGTAGCCGCGCAGCTGCTCGGGGCGGCGCAGCACGAAGCCGTGCAGCAGCTGATCGGCCGGCACGCGCTCGCTGATCAGCGATGGGCCTATACCCGTGCCGCGGTCTCCGGGGTGGCCGTTGGTGAGCCACAGGGCCACGGTGCGGCCCGTGGCGGCGTCAATCTCCACGCCCAGGCGGATGCCGTTGGACCCAGCGCCGCTCGGCGCCACGTTGCGCGCGGTGTCGATGCGGTCCACGTCCAGCATCTGCAGCGCGTAGCCGTGATGCAGCTTGGGGTCGCGGACGCGGCGAAGCAGGAACTCACCGTCGCGCGCGGTGCCCTCGGCCACGCTGCGGCAGACCTGGCTGAAGCTCAGGCGGCCGGTGAGCTCGCAGCGGCCTGGCATGCCCCAGTCGGCCCAGGCGTCCTCTATGGCGCGGTTGAGTCGCTCGTCGAACTGCTCGCCGCCCCTCATTCGCAGGCGCATCTGCAGGCGCGGCGCCTCGCTGCCGACCATGTTGTCGGCCACCAAGGCGGCGTAGCGCTCGCCCATGTCGGTGTTCATCATCCAGTCGCGGCTGCGGGCGCGCAGCGAGGTCAGCGCGGCCTCCAGGTCGGCGTTGATGCCGGTGTTGAACACCAGCCAGCCGGCGGTGTGCCGGTCGGCAGACGCGGCGGCGAAGGCCCGGGACTCGTGCGACGCAAAGGCCCGCTGCCCGCTGACCTGCGGGAAGGCCGGCTCGGGCAGCTCGGCGAGCATGGCGTCCATGGCCTTGCGCAACGGCCGGCCGCTGACGTGGCGCCGCAGCTCGGCCATGGCGCGCGCTTGCTCTCGCGCGCTGTCACGGCTGCGCCGCTCGGCCTGGCGCGCCTGCACGAACTGCGTGAGCACGCGGCTGGGCCGATACGGGGCCTGCGCCAAATCGTGATGCACGGCGCCGGTCATGCGATCCTCGTGTAGATGGCGCGCACCCGGCCCAGGCCGAAACGCGGCGGCCGGCCGGCGGCGATGTCTTCGGCGTTGACCTCGGACTTGAGCCGGGCCTCGAGCTTGAGCAGCTCGTCCATGCCCATCAGACGCAGCTGGCGGCCGTTGATCTGGTGCTCCAGCACGCCGTCGGTGGCCCGGTTGGTGAGCACCGCCTGCACCGCGGCCAGGTTGATCTCGGCGGCGCTGCGGGTGTCGGTGCCGGGGGGCAGCGTGGCGGGGTTGGGATCGACGGTGACCTGGCCGCCCTCGGACGGCACGCTGTAGCGCAGCGCGCCCTTTGCCACCCACGCCGCGCAGGTGTAGGCGCCCGGGGCCCAGTTGGCCGTGGTGGCCGCACTCACCTGGACCTGGTGGTCGTCGCCGTCCGCCGCGGCGGCGAATGTGATGGCCGCACCGGAGACGCGCGGCGTCAGCCGGTAGTGCAGCACCCAGCCGTCGCTGGCGGGGTAATCCGCCAGTCTGACGGCCGGGGGCTTGAGGGTGTCGCCGGCGACGATGCGCGATTGCATGCGCAGCATCGTGGCGGGCGGGCCGCGAAAAAATAAGGCCCGAAAGTTTCGCGGGCCCGGGGCGCCAAGCGCGCTCGGCCGGACGCCGTGGCCGGCGTCAGCTGTCGCCGGCGCGGGCGGTGGTAGGGGTCATGTCAGTACACGCGCCGCAGCTGCGCCGCCGCATACGCGCCGATGAACTTACGCGCCTTGTTGCCGCGGATGTCGCGGCGGTAGCCAAGATCGGCGCCGGAGGTCAGCAGTGGAGAGCCTGGAATCGGCATGAAATCGCCGTTCACGCGCGGGTCGTTTGTCGGCGAGGACGGCCCTGGGTTTCCGTCGGACGTGTTTTGCCAGACCCAGTTGTGGCTGGCCGTGCAGGCAACATTGCGGGTGACAGCGACGCCACACCCTACGATAAGGTTGTTCTGCGCGACGGCCGTAGCGTCTGATCCAAGGTTGATACCCGTATTACCGGCTTTCGCCACCGTGTTGTTTCTGGCAGTGATTCCTGTTGCAAGCGTACTTTGGTGCAGGCCGTTGTTGGTGGCGCCAACGCACAGGTTTACGTTGAATACGACCGAATTGCCAGCAACAAAAGCGTTGTAGTACCCGCCGAAGATTTTGTTCCTTGTTATGAGGGTACCGTTTATTTCCACGTACAGCGGTTGATTGCTGGCTCCGGCCTGCTTGCAAACCATGTAGTTGCCAGCGATCAGACCGCCAGAACTTGCGCCTGACGTGTCCTGGACGATCAGGCACTGTTTCGACCCCTTGGGGTTCTCCAAATAGTTGTTGACAATCCGCGGGTTGGAGCATCCGAGCGTGGCGTCTCCTGCCAGTTGGATGCAGTCTCCGACTGCGTTTTGGCTTTGGTTGATGTCCCATATCCGGCAGTTTGACACTGTCAGATTGTTTCCATAACCAAACACGCCATCATCGGGAATGTTCCAAATGTTGGTGTTGAGCACTCGCAAATTGTTGCCGTAGAACTGCACGCCATTCGATGTGCCTGTTCCTACGACATCGTGGATGTCGCACTGACTGATGGTAACGTCGTTCACCAAAAGCGAAGTGCTGTTACCAATCAGAATTCCTCTTGCGTTTGCTACATTGCTGTCGTTGGTGATGTCCAGCATCTCCAACGTAGCGCCGTGAGAGTTTGTATTCAGACGCACGGAATACTGAGAATTGCATCGAATCTTTGCTTTGTAGCTCCCGCTGCGCAGCCGCTCGCCTGTATTTGGGTCGTAGCACCCAACAGTCACGTTGGAAATGCCAGCTGGGACGTTGACGGCAGTTGCCGAGACGTTGCGGTACTCGATACCTGCCGCGAACAGGTACTCGTTACCCGACGTCATCGTCGGAGGCGCGTTGTACGGGTCGGCGAACGTACCTGTTCCGTTGACCGGGCGCTCGCCGAAAATGTAAAACGTCGCCACGACTCACACCCCGCTGACGTCCACGTCAATCGTGCGCGACGTGCCACCGCTGATGACCACGTGGCAGCCGGTGGAGTTGACGCGCCGCGCGCCGTTGCCGACACCCGGCGTCGTCATGTTGCCGTCCCAGTAGTAGTACCCCAAGGCACTGACCGTGAACGTGGCGATCGGCGTGCCGGAGGCGCTGGTGTTGTCGTACACCGTCACGGTCTGCGGCGTGCCGTTGATCGCGCGGACGTTGACCCCACGGAATTCGCAGGCGCCGGTGAAGGCCGTGCCGGTGGCCGTCAGGGTGACGACAGGCGAGGCTTCGGAGAGCGCGTAGACGCTGCCATCGGCAAGCTGCACGGTGCCGTCGCCGGCCAGCGCCTGCACCGTCTGCGCCTCCGCATTGGTCAGCACGCCCCGCGTGGGCTTGAGCTCGTTGTCCGGGTCGGTCGCCACTCTGGCCGTCAGCACGAGAAACGCGCCGTACGCGGTGCTCGGGTACTGCGTGGTCCCTGCGCCCCAGATCGACAGGCCGTCCTCCGACCTGTGCGGCGCGGTCATGATCACTCGCATGGCAGTCCTTCCGTCAGCGTGGGTTGTCGTACTGTGCCGCGCGGCGCGCGAAACTTTCAGGGCCCAATGTTTCGCGCCACGATCTGCTGCACACGCCGCAGGCTGAGCCCCTCCTGCCGGGCGATCTGCGCCAGCGGCAGCTTGGACGGTGGCGCTACCAGCGCGCAGATGCGGCGGTCGCGCTCGGCCTTGGCGCTGCGGCTGCCAACCTTGGGGGTGTAGAAGCGCACGCGCTCGCCGCCAGGGTACATCTCGCGCACGATCTCCTCGATCACGCCGGGCAGCACGCTGCGCAGCGCGCCGATGACGGCGGACTCCACGCGCGGGTGGATAGCGGCCTGGCTGGCGAGGTCGCGCAGGAAAGCTGCCGGGGTGGGGTGCGGCACACGTTCGATGCTCATAGGCGGGCCTTGCGGTTGCGGTAGTCGTGCCAGACGGCCTTCTTGGCCGGCTCCGCTGGCCGGGCCGCTGGCCGGGCCGCTGGCGCGTCGCTGGCGGCCGGCGCCGGCGGCGCTGCGGCCTCGGCCTTGGGGGCGCGCGCCAGCAGCTCGGCCTCCCACCGGTCCCAGTCCGCGGCGCGCGCGCGGTGCAGGCGCAGCTCGGGGTGGTGCGTGGCGGCGTAGGCGTGCACCCACGTGTCCAGCGGCTCGTTGCGCACGGCCCCGCGGCGCCGCACGAACCGGTTCTTGGAGGGGTCGAACACCTCGCTGATCAGGCCGTCGAAATACGAGTCGTCGAGTTGGTCGCTGAAGTGCGCGAGGCGAGGCGGCGCGTCCGGTTTGTCGTCGCTCTCCGGTCGCGCTTGCCAGGCTCGCATGGCGTCGTGGTCGGCGGCGAGGCGCGCAAACAGGACATGCTTGGCGTTGACGGTGCCGATCTGGTACACGTGCACGCCGTGCCGGTCGGTGCGGCCGCGGCGGTCGTGGTCCTGCAGCTTGGCGCGGCTGAGGATGGGCGCGGTGTTGGCCTTGGCGCCGTAGCTGGCCATGGGTCGCCGGATGCGGCGCTGGCGCACGTACTCCTTGACCGCCTCGGTGCGGTGGCCCAGCATGTCGATTGAGGTGGCCTCGATGCTCATCAGCGCGCCGCTGTCGTGCGTGATCGGGCTGTTGATCAGGTCCGCGTGCGCGGCCCACACCTCCGGCCGCGCGGGGTCGCCGGGCAGCACGACGTAGTCGAGCGCCCAGAAAGCCCCGCCGCGGCCCCAGCCGACGATGTGCACCTCGAGCCGGTCGTCCTGCGTGTCGGTGCCTGCGGTGATCTTGATGACGCCGCGCGGGGCCGTGCGCAGTGGATAGGCCTCGGCGCGCTCCTGCACGACGTTGGCACGCACGCTGGCCGTGCTCTTGTCCTCCCAGGGCTCGGCCAGGCGGTCGTTGACGAAGGTCTTGAGCTTGGCCGGGTCGCCTTGGACCTCGAGCCACTTCTCGACCAGGTCTGACCAGCGCGGCCCGAGGTCGAGCTGGTAGTACAGCGCGTTGATGTGGTAGCCGCGGATGCGGGCGCCTGGGTTGGTGGCGATCCAGCGGCCGGCGGCGATCATGTCGGTCTTGGCGTACTCGTCGATCTCGCTGCCGCACTCGGCGCATACGTACCAGACGCGCCGGCGCTGGCCTGGCTGCGCGTGCTTGGCCCAGTGCAGACCGCTCCACTGCAGGTGCTGCATGTGGCCGCAGTGGGGGCACGGCACGTGGTAGCGGCGCTGGTCGGAGCGCTCCCACAGCCAGTGCATGCGGCTGACGCTGCGCAGGCCAGGCGTGCCGATGTACAGGCGCTGGTAGTTGGTCGGGAAGGCGCTGGTGCGGCCCTCCAGCATCTCCAGCGGGTCGTCGCCGCTGCTGAGGTTGACGGCGAACTCGTCCACCTCGTCCACGATGAGGCGCCGCGCCGAAGTGAGCTTGAGCCGGCCGGGCGTGCCGGCGTGCTCGATGTAGAGCTGGCCGCCGAAGAAGTCCTTGAACGTGCGCGTGTTCGCCGCCTCGCGGCTGGCCACGCTGGTGAGCGATCGGCGCATGGCCGGGGTCTCGTCGATCGACGGCTGGAGCTTTTGCGCGACCCACTTGTCGCGGGTCACCTCGTTGGGCAGGCACACCAGCAGCGGGCAGGGGTCATGGGACATGGTGTAGCCGATGACGCTGATCGACAACGAGGTCTTGCCGAACTGGATCGGGAACATGCACACCATGTCGTGCACGCCGCTGCGGACGCTCATGGCGTCCATGGGCTCGCGCAGCGGCGGGTTGTTCGCGGTGACCCACTGTCCCGACTTGTCGCCCTGCTTGGTGCTGACCTTGAGCTCGACGTCGGCCCACTGGCTGACCGTCAGCAGCCGGCGCGGCGCCACGCCGCGCGCCATGCGCTGCAGCACGCGCTGCCGGATCGGCGGGTGCGACACCTGGCACGGCGCGGCTGCGGGCTGCACAGCGGGGTCAATGGGGGCGGCTGTGGCTGTCATGGCACCAGTCCCTCATGCGTCGCGCTCTTGCGCCTCGTGAGCGTGTTTGGCGAACGTGTCCGCCATGGTGCGCAGCAGGGCCTCGCACTCGGCGGCCAGCAGCGCCTCGATGCGCCTCTCGTCGCCGCCCAGGCTGGCCAGACGCGGCGGCAGGCGGTCGCGCCAAGCCTCGACAGTGGCGCGCACGATCGCGGCCACGTCGTCTGCGGCGCGGTCGAAATCCTCCACGCGGCCGAGCTTGCCGATGCGCTCCTCCAGCTCCAGGCGCTTGAGCTCGGAGGCGTAGTACCGCTCGCGCGCCTGGGCGTTGCTGTAGTCGGCGCCCTGCACCGCTGGCGCGGCGCGCGCTGGCGCCCGGGTGGTCTCGCGGATGCGCTGGAGGCTGGCCTCGAAGTCGACCTTCAGGTCCTCCGTCAGCACCAGCCGGCCCTCCCTCTTGAGCTGGCTGACGTAGCTCTGGGCCCAGCCCTGCGAGCGGGCAAACTCCGTTTGGTTGCCGACGGCTGGCGTGTCGCTCATGACGCCGACTGGTACTTGGCTGCCCAGCGGCGCAGCTGGTCGGCCATGGCGGCATTGACTGCCGGGCCCAGACGGCGCTGGACGCCCAGCTTGGAGACGTAGAAGAAGTCGAAGCGCTGGGCTTCGTAGGTCGCGCGGGTGACGAAGATCAGGATCGGCCGCGGATCGCTGCGGCCGAGTCGCGCGAACTGCGTGATCTGGTAGATGCCGGGCAGCAGCTTGCCGCGGCCGTACGGGAACGCCACGAATCGGCCGCCGGCGCGCCGGTAGGCCGTCTCCACGCGCCGGAGCTTGGCCTGGGTCGTCTTGAGGGCGCTGGCCGACATGGGCCCGACGAAACCGGATCCGGGGCGCGCGTTGCGCAGCATGCGGCGTTCGGCCCCGCTGACCGACGGGAGAGCGCTGGTGGCGCCCTGCGTGGGCTCTATGCGCAGTTGGCTGAGCACCTGGCGCAGCTGCCCGGTGCTCATGTTGCCGTAGGCGTCGAGCTTGGCGAACTTGCCCGGCACCGCGAACGTGTCGTCTGGCATGGCGCCGGCGCTGATCAGCAGCCGTTCGAACCGCTTGAGGCGCCGCGAGCCGCCGAAAACGTGCGGTTTCAGGAAGCCGACGGTGAACGGCCAGTCGCTGACGCCGACCTCGGCCTGCAGGCTGGCGGCGGTGGCGCGCTGGACGTAGATCTGGCCCAGGGCGAACGGCGTCGGGCGGTCGAACACGTCGCGGATCTCGCGCTGCTCGTCCTCGCGCACGCCCTGCGCTACGGCCGTGAGCGCGGTCGCCAGGCCGGCAGCAAAGCGCCGGGAGCTGAACTGGGCGTAGCTCCGGCGCACGCGCTCCAGGTCGGTGGTGTCGATCTCGTAGAGCATGCCGAGGATCCTGGTGGCAATGTTAGCGCGTACTAACTTCAGCTATGTGAGTGAGCACTAACTACCGGGTGCACGGGGTCCGAACTTCCCGCATTGTGAAACGCAAGGAAGGACCCAGTAACGTGCACATGCTTGGTGCGTGCGTGTGGTCAGGCTTTGGCGCCTGAGATCGCGGCCACGACGACGCGCAGCTCTGGGCGCTGGCCGTAGACCTTGCTGACGTGCTGATCAACGGCTTGCACGTCGTCGGCCCACACGACGCCGTTGATCCCGTCGCAGACCGCCTTCAGCACGTTGTCGCCGTCCGGCTTCTTGGTCGGCCTGATGGCGCCCGCCAGCGCTGCGGCGCGCCTCTTTGCCGACCACGACGTCGGCACGGCGCACACGGCTACCACGTCGATCGCACACGGCCCTGTCAGCGGGGCGTTGCCGGCCATGGCCTGCTTGGCTGCCAGTGCGATCAGGCCCTCGTAGGCCACGGTTTTGGACGGGGTGGCCATCCGCGAGTATCCGGCGACCTTGACGATCCGAGCGCGGCCCTTGCCCTGCGGTTCGCCGGGCACGACGAACGCCACGTTGGTGATGCTCACGTTGCCCTGCGCATCGCGCCGACGTCGAACACGCTGGCGGCGGGCGTGGGGCGGAACGTCTGCCCCAGCCGTATCCGGCTGATCGGCGACTCGCCGACTCCCAGGACGCGGGCGATCTCCCTGCCGGTCTGCTGGCTCTCCCGGATCCACTGCGCCAGCTCCATCGTCAGCGTTGTCCGCCCGGCGTTGAGGATGTTGCGGCGGTTGATGATGGTGCGCTCGATCCGGCCGCGCAGGTAGCCGGTCCTGGCGACCCACGCTCCCCATTGCGCTTTGGTGCCGGCCATGAGGTGGGCCGGGTTCGCGCAGTCCGAGACCCGGCATCGGCGCCACACCACGTACCCCGGTTTGAGAGGCTTGCCGGCCAGCATCCAGGCCGCGCGGCAGACCGTAGCCGTGCGGCGCTGGTCAGCGAGCCAGACGAGGGGTTCGCGCGAACGGCAGCGGTCGTGGCGTTTGCCGTTGGTGCCGCGCCAGTGCCAGCATCCGGTGTCGGGGTCGCAGTAGCACCGCATGCGGATCCCATCAAGATCGCGCACGCCGCCGAGCTGCGCGCCCAGTCTCTGCCCCACGGCTACTCCCCCGTCCCCAACGGCCTGCCCAGCGGCGGGTTGAGCCGCACGAACTCGCGCGCCCAGGCGATGTGGTGCGGATCCATGTCGCGGCCGGCGTCAGCGTGCGCGATGGCCGTCAACGCGGCCCTGCGCATCAGCTCGCGGCGCTCAGCCAGCCGGGCGGCGACCTGCGGGTCGGGGTCGTCGAACTCTGCCGGGTTCACGGGATGCGTTGCGGCCCACAACTTCATGCCACGCCCACCTGTGCCGGAGACCGGGATAGCGGGACGCCCGGCCTCAGGCCGGGTGTACCGATGTCCCGGTCGTTTTGTCCCGGGGACGGTTTTTTGTCCCGGGACAAACGGGACATAACCCTTTACGCGCGCGCGAGATGTCCCGCTGTCCCGGTGTTCAGTATTTTTGTCCCGATTCGTCATTTTCATGTCCCGGTTACACCTTGCTGAAAACGCGCACTTTCTCGTCAACGATGGCCACCAGGTTGGCCTTGGCGGCCTTCTCGATTGTACGGTTGAAGGTTCGGCGGCGGCTGTCGGACTTGTCCAGCCCGCAGGCGTCGTAGAACTTCTTGCGCAATTCCTCGGCTTCCATGCCGTCCTGCGCCAGATCGCACAGCGTCGCCAGGTAACCTCGCTTGCCGCGCTCGCGTTCGTGCCGCACTGCGTCGCGCAACTCGCTCCCGTTGTCGACCCAGAATGCCACCATGGAATCGATTACGTCGCCGTCTTCGTCGTGTCCTATCTCGACCTTGACGACGCGCAGCGACTCGTCCTTGAACCGCTCCCCGTCCTTCTGCTTGTCGCAGGTCAGGGTGCACATCTCGCTGCCATCGCCATCCAGAAACAGGCCGAGCAGGAAATCGATGTTGCTGCGCAAGGCGCTGGACCCGCGCGGGCGCTCCGTGGCGCCGTGCCCAGTGTGGTGGATGATCAAGACGCAACATTGCCACACGTCACGCAGCATGGCGCCAAGCTCGCGCAGATAGTGTGCGGTCTCTGTGGCGCTGTTTTCCTCGGCAGCGCTAGTCTGGCTCATCGTGTCGATGACGATCAGGCATGGGCTGATGCCGGCCGCCTCGATGGCCGCCTTGACCTCTGAAGCGTCCTCGGACAAGTTGATGGTCTGCGGGATGACGCGCAGCGATGGTGTAGGCCGGCGGTCCTTGTGCACGCGATACCAGGCCGTCATGCGGTCACAGATGCCCGTGCCGCCCTCGGCCGCCAGGTACACGACATCCCCCGACATCGTCTTGCGCCCGAGCCACTGCATGCCGTGGGCGACGCGCAGAGCCAGATCCAGCGCTACGAAGGTCTTGTACGTACCGCTGCCGCCAAACAGCATGCCCAGAGCATTGCACGGGATGGCCTTCTTCACCAGCCACCGCTGCTGCGCGTGTTGCGCCAAGAGGGCGTCATAGTCCAGAAGGCGAATGGACGGCTTGCGCACCGACTCTGCGCCTTCCGGCGGTATCTCGCTCGTCCAGTCGCCGACGGGCACTTCCTCCAATACCCGAGCCCGCGGGTTCACCCACCCGGTTTCTGCAGCCTTCGCAAAGACCCAAGCCGGCGTGATGCCGCCATCATCGCGGCGAAAGCTCTCCCACGTCTTGCGCTGGTCGGTCGCGTCGAACTTGTCCGACTGCTGCGACCAAGCGCACCACATCGCATAGGCCGGCTGTCCCCAGCCGGTCGAATGCAGCGCCATGCCGGCGCGCAGCCATGTGTCCCGGTCGTCGGCGTCCAAGGCGTACAGTGCCTCTCGCAGATCCTTGAACTTGATCGGGTCGACGGGCCTTGACGGCCCAGACGCTACCGATTCAGGGGTCTTGAGTTCGACGCGCAGGCTTCTCAGCCAATCTGGCAGCGGCGACGGGGCAATGCCCTGCAGCGGGTTGCTGCTGAGCTCCCATGCGTACTGCTTTCCGTTCGGATGCCTGCTTGGCTCAACGACGATATAGCCGTTCGCCTTGACGTCAACCCCTGGTCCGAGCGTACCCGGCAGGCGCAAGCGCATGCCCTCGGGCAGCGCGAAAACGTGATGCTCGCCGCCGCCGCCGGTAAACGCCATCACGTCGGAGCGCAGGCTTCCATGGGCCGACTGAAGCTCCTCAAAGGTCTCAATGCCACCGTTGCGAGGGTCCACGTCAATGGCCACCAAACCGGACGGAGCCAAGGCGATGCCGATGCCGGCATCCGGCGCGGCTTTCCACCACTGCTGAATGACGTGCGGATCGACGCTGGCGTCCAACATGCCGCGTGGCACCAGGCGGCCGAGAGGACGCTTCTCGCCAGGTTCAATGGGAAATACCCTCCACCCGATGGCGGCGTACGCAAGCGCCCAAGCCAGCGGCGTGGCGAGAGATGAAGCGTCAGGCATCATCGTGCGCCGCTCTGTGGCACAGGCTGCACAACGCGACCAGATCAAACAATAGTTCTCTTCCGACGCGCTCGTACGTCAGGTGATGCACTTCCTCTGCCCGCCGTTCGCGGCACCCTTGGCAGATGTAGCGTTCGCGTTCGAGGACACGTCGCCGCTTATCACGCCACTGCGGCGTCAGCAGATAGCTCTGATAGGCCTCGCGCCTCTGTGCGGCCTCGCGCTCTCGATCAATGGCACGCCGCAGGCGGTACTGAACGCACCGTTCCTCGTGCAGCGCGGCTATGGTTTCGTCCCACATCGGTGGCAGCACGCCGATCTTGTTGTGCGGGACGGCGTTTCCTACGGCCCGCCCGCAACTCAGACACTGGTGCGCGTACTGGATGCCACCACCAGCGATTCGGCGCGTGCGCAGCTCGGTTTGCTGGTGAGCACAATTCCATGGCGCGGTGGCGTCTGAAACCGCCTGTTCGCCATGTTCCAGAATCATGAGCGCCTCCAATCTCAGGCGTCATCTCGATCATCACGGCGTGCGCCACCATCCTGCTGTTGCGACACCTTGAGACGGCCATCGCGAAACCAACGCGGCTTCATCTTCTGCAGCTGAAGCTGGCGCAGCAGCGGGACATACTCCCCCCACTGGGACACCGCTTGCCTGGTGATGCGGAAAAGTCGTGCGACGTTCTGCTGCCCGCCTGCTTTACGGATGAGGTCTGAGGTTTTCACGGGCGCATGCTACAACCAGACACCCGCCTGGCGCAAGCGCGGTTACCAGTGCTGCAATCCCGCTTGACACTGCCTGTGCGCATCACGGCCCTACCGTGGCCGGGGCAAAAAAAAACAGCCCGGCCGGCATGAATCCCGGCCGGGCAGAGCACCATGGCCCGAGGGAGAGGTTGGCCATGGGAGGAGACCCTGGCCATGGTACTACACCCCGACGTGCTCACGCAACTGCCGCAGCAGCCAGCGCTGGAGCTGCAGTGCGTCCACCTCCACCGGCTCGCGCAGCGCCGCGTGGTACACCAGCAGCTCGCCTGACGGGCGCTGCTGCAGCTTGATCGGCCCAAGCGTGATGCACGGGCCGTTTTCCAGATCGGAATCGTCCATGGTGGCCAATCATAGGCATCGGATGCTCGCCATGGATTGAATCTTTCCTATGGCGACGCGGAGCGTGATAGAAAAAATTGTGTTTACACCTGCAGTCGCATGGGCATCATCGGCACCATCGCACCATTGGGCGCCTCGCCGGAGGCGGGTGGCGCGGGAGGAACGACGATGGACTCGGTGCGCATCAAGGGCTACGTTTACGCCGACGAAGACACGTATGGCCTTTATGGGCCAGCCGGCAGTGTGCGGTACTTTGTGCTTGACGAACCAGATCGGGATGCAACCGTCTGGGGCGTTTGCCTCGGCCCCGTTGAGTTCGATTTCCGACCCGGCCAAAACATCAAGGCTGCGGTGCTGAACGCGAAGATCGGCGCGCTTGAAGACGAGAAGACGCGCATCCACAAGGAGTTCGCGGCGCGCATGGCCCAAATCAACAACAAGATTGCCGAGCTGCAGGCGATCCCGATGGGGGAGCAGGCATGAGCGGTCTCACCCCCACCGAAATCATCGCCAGCCTCACTCGGCGGCACAGCCACGACGGGTACACCAGCTATCCCGAGCTGTGCCGCGCCTACGAGGCGCAGATCAGCCGCATGGGCGCCGAGCTGGCGCAGTACACCGGCGCCGCCCTGACGCCGCAGGCCGGGTGCGCGCTGCTGCGCACCACATGGGACCAGGCCCCGGTCGTGGTGGAGCTCGAGATCCAGCCTGAGGAAGGCGACGGCTGGTATCTGCCGCACTACCCCGAGCGAGTCGAGGTGGTCGGCGTGCTCGTCAACGGGCGCATGTGCCGCGCCTCGATCGCAGACGACGAGACCCGCGAGCGCTGGGTCGATGAGTTCATCGCCGAGCGCCGGGCCGAGCGCGACGAGGCGTTGATCGCGACGCGGGAGGCGGCATGAGCCAATACACCAGCGACCGCGTCGCCAAGCTCGTGCGCACGCGCACGGGCATCGTCATCGGCGGCGCCTACGTGCCGCCGCCGCCGAGGCCGAGCGAGGATGCCGAGCGCATCCAGGCCGCGCTGCTGCACCGCGACCAGGTGCAGCGCACCGGCCGCATCGCCGACGCCGTGATCGTGGCACTTGGGGTGCTGCTGCTGGTCGCGCTGGCGGTGCATCTGGCGGCGATGTATTTCTGATCGCACAACGCGGACGATGATGGCCGAGAAAGTAGTGATCGGTAACGCGGAACTGTGGCACGGTGATTTCCGCGACGTAGCAGACATCTGCGGATTTGGCAATGTGCCGTTTGATGCGGCTATTGTTTCTGACCCTCCCTACAGCAGCGGAGGATTTCAAGAAGCCGGCAAGGGCAGTGGATCGATTGGCAGCACGGTAACGCACACCATACACGGCGACACCTACAGCACGCGCGGTTATCTTCGGCTGATTCGCAGCGTGGGCCAGATTTTTCGCGTGGCCGAGTGCTACCTTTTCACGGACTGGCGCATGTGGCCTTATACGGTTGACGCTGTCGAAGACGCTGGTTTTCGAGTGCGCAACATGATCGTGTGGAACAAGCTGTACGGTGCGATGGGTGTCAAGTGGCGTAGCCAGCACGAGCTTGTGTGCTGGGGAGCGCGGGGAACGCTGAAAGCTGGTCCGGGAACCGGCAATGTGCTCAACGTGGCACGCAGTGGGAACACTCACCACCCGACAGAAAAGCCGGTGAGTGTGATGCGCGAACTAGTGAAGGCTTGCGACCGCCCACTCATCATCGACCCGTTCATGGGCAGCGGAACCACTGGCGTTGCTGCCGTTCTTGAAGGGCGGCGATTTGTCGGCGTGGAGATTGAACGCAAGCACTTCGACAGCGCTTGCGCCCGTATTGAGAACGCCTACGCCCAGGGCCAGCTACTGCCGCCCGAAGAACCGAGACAGCCTGTGCAAGAGGGTCTTCTGTGAAATCTAACCTCAACAACTCCCCCGCCGGCCCCGTGTCCGAGGCCGACCTGGACCGCGCGATCGCGCGCATGACGCCGCGCCGCGAATACCGCAGCGAGCGCCACGCGGCGCTGCACGCGCAGGAGTTCGCCGACACGTACCCGACGCGTGAGCCCTTCCTGTACGGCTCCCCGGCCGAGGTGCGGCGCACCGGCTACGCGGCCTGCGTCACGAATCGCTGCGCCAGCGGGCGGCGCCGGCCGTGCCCGACGCCGGATGCGTGTTGGCTGCCCGAGGATGACGCACGGTTCGGCGCGCTTGAGGGCCTGCTGTCATGGCCGGCGCTGGTCAGCGTCGTCTTGGTCGCGCTGTGCGCCGCAGCGGTGGTGGTGTGGCTGTGACGCAAGATCGCGCCCAGTGGCTGGCGCAGAGAGCCACAGGGATCGGAGGCTCGGACGTCGCCGCCATGCTGGGGATCTCGAAGTGGAAGACGCCCCTGCAGCTGTACCTTGAGAAGCGCGGCGAAGCCCCTCCGCAGTCCGACAACGACGCCATGCGCTGGGGCCGCTACCTCGAGCCCGTCGTGCGGCAGGCCTACGCCGACGAAACCGGCTACGAGGTCCGCGTGCTCAACCAGCTGCTGCGGCATCCGCGGCATGAGTTCATGGTCGCGAATCTCGACGGATTCGTGCTGCCGTCGGACGGCCCGCGCCGTGTGTTCGAGGCCAAGACCGCGCGCACGGCAGAGGGCTGGGGCGATCCGCGCAGTGACGAGATACCGCAGGCCTACTACCTGCAGGTGCAGCACTACCTGGAGGTGACGGGATTCGAGGTGGCCGACGTCGCCGTGCTGATCGGCGGCGCCGACTTCCGCATCTACGAGGTGCCGGCCGATCGGGAGCTGCAACAGATGATCGTCGACGCCTGCGCCGACTTCTGGCAGCGCGTCCAGCGGGGCGAGCCGCCCGAGCCGGTGAGCTACGCCGACGTGCAGGCCCGCTGGGGGCGCGCGTCCAAGGCCAGCGTCGTGGTGGCCGACGACGAGGTGCTGCACGCGCTGTCGCAGTTGCGCGATCTGCGCAAGCAGGCCAAGTACCTGGAGGCGGCCGAGGAAGAGTGGAAGGCCGTGGTGATGCGGGCGATGGGCGATCACGACACGCTGGTCGACGCATCGGGGCAGACGCTGTGCACGTGGAAAGCCGCCGCGGCACCGCAGCGCTTCGACGTGCAGGCGTTCAAAGCGCAGCACCCCGACCTGTACGCGCAATTCGTGAAGGCCGGCGAGCCGTCGCGCCGATTCGTGCTCAAGTGACAACGGAGGCCATAGATGACCGACACCACCCCG